GTCTGTAACGGTTGAGGCCCTAAAGGGGGCTGGGTTCCGGTCCCTGAATGGATTTTTCACGCTTCCTGTGATTGCCACGATTTTGGATATTTTTTAGGGTGTACGGAGTCAGACAGAGAGTATGACGATAGAAAGTTTTATGCCGCTATGAAACAGGACGTGGCAGAGGCGAGGTGGTGGAACTTAAGAAGAGGAGGAATGAGTGAGCGGCAAGGCAAAATTAACAGGCTTATGGCTCTCAAAAGAGCGAGAGCTGGTCGGTCAGATGGAGATATGCGCTGTTTGGGACAACGACCGGTATCATAGGGTAATTATTGGGCGGTTATATGAAAAAGAGGATGTCGTCAAAGCGCTCTTCTTGCTTATTGAGTTAATTTCGAGAGACCCGTTTCTTGACCCAGAGGAGCTTAAACAACATCAAACAACCAAACAACATTCAAACAACATCGAGGGGGAGCTTGAAACCCCGAAAGACCCGTAAGCACTGGGTATAAGTGGTGGAGGCGGCGGGAGTTGAACCTAGGGCCGAAAACAAAAAGCCGCGTCAACGCTGGCTCCAAAAATAAGCCAAACAACATTCAAACAACTTTTAAACAGCGAGGAGGGGGACAAGGCTTGGTGACGACGGAGTTTAAATTTTGCATTAATAAGGACGGATGTTTTATTTGTAAGGGCAGGTTTTTAAATAAAGACGGGTACCCACAATGTAAGCTTAATGGGAAAACAGCATCAGCGGCCCGTTACATTTATTCAAAGGTACATGGAGGCATTCCCAAAGGGATGGTGGTTCGGCATAAATGCGATAACCCTCGCTGTATTAACCCGCTGCATCTTGAACTCGGTACCCAGGGCGATAACAACAGAGACAGAAACGAAAGAGACCGTACCGCAAGAGGAACGCGGGGCGGCAGAACTAAATTAACCGTTAGCCAGGTGAAAGAAATAAAAGCCCACGCAGAAAAACCGGCCAGTTATTTTGCAGATCTGTATGGTGTCTGCCGTTCAACGGTACGGCAAATTACAATCAATAAAACTTGGCGTCATATTAAATTGGACGCACAAATTTAAACAAGGGGAGGAGGAGCAAATGAGCAACCCAACATATAAAGATACTGGCTCGCCGCTAACAAGAGCGGCCGAGGAATGCCGCGAAGTTACACGTATTGCCTGCAAGATAGATCGGTTTGGATGGTGGAGTTATCATCCGGAAGACCAAAAAAAAGTCCCAAGCATGGAGTTGATCCGTAGGGAAATGGATGACGTTATCGAGGCATTTGAAGGGCTCGAACGTCATATAATGGGAATAAGGGCGGCTGTTATATCGGGACGCTTATTGAGGGGCTGGAGGTGGATTAAATGCAACTGCACCCATTAATTCCAGATCACAGATTACCGGCAGCTTTAAAACGCCCCTTGGTTTTTGGGGACCCTGAGCAAATTGCCGCATTGCGTGAGCTGGAGCCGATTGTTAGGCGCATCGAAGAGCGCGAGGCTGCGATAGCTGCAGGGAAACTGAGGAAATGGCGCGTTTGCGTCGAGAGAGTCCAGACCGATGAAGTCACTGTCGAAGCAACCTGCCAAGATGAGGCGGAGGAACTCGCCATGGGGGAGGCGGATTTTGATTGCTGTTTTGATGAAGAAACGGAAATTTGTTGGTCTCATGAGATTATCGAAGAGGAGGAGTAAATGGATAAACAAACGATGTTAAGAATCTTAAGAAACCCGTATGGCTGGAGCCGCTCAGAGCAACGAGAGGCGAGGATTATGGCCGCTGAGATGATCGAGGCACTGGATGGGGAGGAGGTAGAAAGGTTGTGGGAACGTATAAATCACGACTTAAAATAATTAATATCACGGACCCTACCGAAGCCCTGTTCGACGGGAGGGATGACTGCGTGCCATTCGACATCATCGCTGACCGGATAGCCGTCGTTTCAAAGCAAAACGCAAAGGCGTACCTGTTTAATGCGCCGTACATCTGCACTCCGCGAGGCCGTGAATACATCCTGCCGGGGGATAAAATAGGGATCACGCACGGGCAGAAATTCGTGGTCAGAGAGGAGTGCCTGACTCGGGACTGGTTGCCAGTGGGTGAGGACGGTTGGCACTATTTTTTTACCCAAGGCCTACCGAAATTTTACAAGAACGATAAAAAAATGGGGGAGCTATGAGGCTTTTTATAAGCGTAATATTTTGGGCGGAACTTTTGAGCATAATAACTTCGCTTTTTACTATTTCAATAACCGCAAAAGGGACCCACGGACACGAAACAGCGATGGTTACTATCTGTATTGCCACGGCCCTTGCTTTTTGGGCGGGGGTGCTGCTATGGGGGTAAAAAAACGGGGAGGCGTCCACCACCAAATCAACTGGCCGAAGGCCGTGGCCCGCGTGAACAAGGCGTACGGGCTACACTTTCCGGACCATGCGACGATGCTCCGGGAAATGTACGTGGATCAAAAACTCACAATAGGCCAAATTCAACACATCTTACACATCACCAACAAAACGATCAGCGACGAAATAACCCGCGTCGGGATCACGTACAGAAGGAAGGGCGGCACGAAACGGGAAATGCCTGCCATGTACGTCATCCAAGACCTACCGCTAAAAGAGATCGCTGCCGGGAAGGGTGCCCCGTGTCTGAGATGTACTCGGAAAGATTGTGATAAATTTAACGGGCCGTGTTCGATGTGCAACGACCGAATGGAGTGGGCTGATAGTTTGGGGAGCCCGCTTTATAAAAGTGTCGATCTTTTCCAAACCGCTCAAAGTACGCCTTGCGCGCCTGTCTATTAATCTTAAGCCCCCGGTGGTAAGCCGGGGGCTCTTTTCTTAATCTTAATACATCAACAACATTTTCCGCTGCTCAGCAATCTCTTTCAGGATCAGCCCACGGTCAAAATCGCAAATCGGAAGCGCTACGTTGATCTCATACGTCGCATCCGCCAGGATAAAAAGCTTATTCCGAATCAGTAGCGGCAAGAGTTCAAGCTCCCTGTTCACGGCCAGGATCAGCCCGGAGTAAGTCGTGATATCCATCACATACCCTTCGATCCGGTCCAGAAAATCACTGGCCTGTGCCACGGTGTATGTTCCACGGTACAACATTTCATCATTCGCCAGTTTTAGGAGCAGGTCCACGCTTTCGGGTTCCGGAATCTTCTGGCAGATCAGCGAACACTCCGGAGCGTTTTCGCACACCGGGTTTTTAACTTGCAGCGTCCCACATCCCACCATAAAAAATCCGATCACTAAAATTGCAAAAAGTTTGTTCACTTCTCAGTCTCCTTTACGCTTATTTTGGTTTTGAATGTCGCAGTGCTGATGTAGTTCGGCTGCGATATGGCTTTTTTAACCGGGACTATCTTTTCCCCTGATAAGCCGGGGGCCTCTATCTTAAGTGATTACATGCGCTTGAAACGAATCAGCGACGTACAGACGAGCGTTTTTAATATACACTGTGTCATTGTTTGTCCCATGGGCATAAATTTGAACTAAATCACCAGCCGCAAAGCCGGAGATATTTTCAGACTTGTTTGCGTATGTGGATGAATTGTTTGATTGTTCCGTGCCTATCGCGACTCCGTTATGGTACACTTGCGCGTAAGCATAAGCGGAGTTCGTCGTTGGTCGCATCTCAAACTGAACGTTGATCGTCCCGCCCCGTGGGATGTAGAACTCTTTTAGCTTCACATAGGTGGTTGATGTCGTGGTCACTTCAGCGTCAGATGACGCCTCCAGCACTGTGCCGGCTGCATAGTCGCCTAAGTTTAGCTGCCGCAAAATCGTAAACGCCGAGTCAATACCGTTGTGCGTGTGCCCGCCAGTCGTGTCTTTTACATTGTAAAGCACCCGATACGAGTCCCCGCTCCTCACTCCATCAGCATACAGATTATCACCGTCGCAGTTTATATTGTTGGCGCTCGTGTCATCAATTTGGTACATATTGCCGATTGCAAGCCCGGATGTAATCAGCAGCACCCGCCCGTTGTGAACGTCAGTCCCGTAGTTTGCCCCGGTGTCCACCAATATGCCGGATGTGTTGTCTCCCGGGTCGCTCGTTGCCGTGCCGGAATCACCTGTGCAAAACGTCAGCATCAGGAGCGCTTCGAGGTTTTCCCGGATCTGGTCCATCAGTTCTTTGTTGATGTCCGCGCCTGTGTTGGTTTCTGACTCTAAAATTGATCTGTATGCTGATATGTCAAAAGCTGTCATGGCTCACCTCATGATATTTTTATTGATCCGATTTTTGACGACGTGCCGCCGATCACGCCATAGTTAGCGGGGTTGTCAAATCCGGTGTTTAGAAGTTCAAGCGTGACCGACCCCTCCTTCCAGTTAACCGTTCGGTTAACGACCTCCATGTTGTACGCTGAGTAGCCCCTGACACCTGACTCGATGTCCGGGAGCTTTGAGTGTGTGAACGGTACGATGTCGCCTGCTTCGGTTAGCCATCTGCTAAAAAAACACTTGCACTTGATCTTTGTGGGCGGGCTTGCGAACCGGGCGAACACCTTCCCTCGCCGGATTGCGATAATGTCCTCCGCCCTGCCGTTTACCGACCCGGGGGCTGTGTCTACGTGTAAGCCCTTAGACTTTACCTCCAACGGCTTCTTCCCTGGTCCCCGGTTGTTTAAGCTCGTGCCGTCGATAAAATAGGTTTCGGAAAGATATTCTGAACCGTCGTGGTTGTAATAAAAATAGACCTCGTTAATTAGCGCGGCCAGGTTCGCGTCCCACGTCGGCATCCCGATAATGTTATCCTCCGTGATTGGCTGAGTGGTGCCCTCAGAGATATTGGCTTTAAATGGTTTGATTGAAAATTTGCCCTGTCCGTCGATTTTCGGATATGCGTTAATGACTTTCAAAATTTCGGTGTAAATAAAATCAGAGGCCGTTACCTTATCGGTAATCGAAAACTTCATATAAATTGAGCCGCCGGGGTAATATCGGCCCCGAATCGTTTCGAGTTCCGACACATTGATAAAATCAGATGATAAGCCCAGGCCGTTTTCAGACTCTAAATAATCATGGGTCCCATTGGTCCCCGGCGTCCCGGTGCTCATCAAGATTGAAAGCAAAATATTAATCGGGTTACCCGAGACCGTGACCGGGGTGTCTTCAGTAGCATTTCGGAAAATCTTTCTTTGTAGCCACTTCTGGGGGTCGGTCACGTCTAAAACAAACGCGGTGCCATCGCTTGTAAGCGCCATGCCCGTGATCCACCCCGTAAAGATCGTTAGCATATTGGCCTCAGCCATCCCCAAATAACCGGCCTTGATTGTGGTTTTGCGCCGATGGAAAAAATATGTGTCCGTGGCAAGTAAGGCTGTAAACTCGTCGTTGTAGTCGAGTATCGTGATTTTCACTCCGCCGATGGATGCCTTGCCTTCCTCCGGGGTTATGGTCTGGGAGAGGCCTGTAATATCGACCAGGTATTGCTTAAGCGTATTCGTCGCGCTATCCGGTTTGTGGTTGCAGTAGTCCGTCGCCTCCCCGTCGAAATGGATTAAATACATCGGGGTCTTATTGCACTGATTGTGTTTAGCCAAAAAGTTTGCGTTAGTTGAAAGCATTTTTTACGCCCCTTATACGCGGAATGTGATCCCTTCTAAACTTAATCCTGAATTACTACCGTCCCCGGCTACCACATCGCCGTCAGCCTCTATTTTTACGCCGCCGAGAGTATACCCATCGCAGATGACAACAAAAAACATACTTTTTGATGGGCGATACCCAACGGGCAGGGTAAAAATTGGCCCATTAAAATCTCCATTTTTCACCCATCCCTGCAAGTGAACAACGCCAAAATTATCCTTGTAATATCCAGCAGCGTTATGATCAGAATCATATGTTACCCAGCTATTTTTATATGTTACGGTTTGCCAACTTTGTTGTGAAAGCATAGCTTCAATTTTGTCTCGCACAGCATTCTTTGACGGGGCCACCCCTGTGACACCATCCCATGTGCTTTTGCTATACGCGGTGTCTGAAACAGAAGCGGAGCCCATACTTTCAATTTTGTCTCGCACAGCGTTTTTTGATGGCGCTATCGTCGTGACCCCATCCCAAGTGCTGCTACTATACGCGGTGTCTGAGACTTCGGAGCTACCCCCGCTCTCAACAGCCCACCCAGCGCCAGTGTTAATCAGGCCCTTATAAAATTGTGTCGGAGAAACAATGATATTCCATGACACAGTGCATATGTTTTTAAGTTGGTCTACTAAAACCTCTGAAGATGCGTCGTTAATGCTGACGCCGTTACAGTCACCACGCAAAAGGCCCCCGGTAATTGAGACGTCTCCGCCGCTTATTAAAATGCCATGATCGTTATTTCCCCACGCGTCGCACCCAATTAGCCTCGTGTTTATATCGTCGCTCGTGTCTATGAGATACGCAGTATATTGCCCGGCTGATTGACAGCCAATAAGTCTGGTATCTGTTGACCCGCCCGTCACCCAAAAACCTATCGATAAGGAGTCTTCTTTCGGCCCGTCAGCTCCACAACCTAACAGGGTGACGCTGTTGCAGGAATCCACCACGTATCCATAGCGGTATCCCCAACAAAAACAATCTGTGATTTTATTCCAGTCTCCAGTGTTTGAAAACTTAAACGCTGTCCCGGATCGCTTATAGTCCCCGTCTGAATCATAAATTGCAAACGGCCACAACTGCACGTCTGTAATCCGGCCGACATCTGTACAGTTAATAATTTCTATCCCATTTACCCCATCGCCTTGAACGCTTTTTATATTTGGGCGCTGGTGGCCAGTGGAATAAATCAGTTTATTAAAGCCGAGAATCATCGTGTTAAACACGAAACAATCATCGCCATTAAAAGTTATCGCGGTTCCCGCAAACGAGGTTTCGCCTGTAACCGGAAAGCTTATCCCCTTTCTGTATATTAAAAAGCCCGAAAGCCCCGAACCTGCGCCTAATGTTAAGGTCACGTCCGAGCTTATAATTAACGCCGCAAGGCTGGAATAATCAGAAGCAACAGTCCCTCCAACGAACGAAAAAGCGCCCTTCAACGTGATATGCTTTGGGATTATTAAATTAGAATCGATCAAATATTTCCCTTCGGGGAAATAGATACATCCGCCCGCCGCGCCCAGGGAATTTGCTGCGCTTAAGATTGAACTGCTCTCGTTTGTTGTGCCATTGCCAAGCGCCCCGTAATCCGTAACATTTACATAGCCCCCGCCTCCCGAATTATCATCCACGTATTTTTTTGTCGCAGGCTCGTAATCAGCGTCAGGCGTAAACGGGTCTGTGTTGTCTTTCGTGAGCACGGCTGATTTGTAATAATCCGGCGCTACGTTTTTAGTTGTCTCCGCAGATGCGTCCCAGATCGGGATCAAGTCGTTTTCAGCATCGACCGTGTCAATCGGGTCAAGGTCTAACGTCGTTTTATCTGTCATAGTATTAGCCTGTCTGTGCCATCGATTAATAGATAGCTGCCTGTTTCGGTTAATAAATAAGCCGGGGGGATTAAAAACTTTCCGGTAACATCTGAAGATACTGTGAGCAGCGTATCTGAAGTTGCAATGATTTCAGATTTCATTTCCACGAAATTGAAGGTATGCCGCCACCAATCACCGGACCGGTCGGGGTTGAACTCGGTGTCGGTCGAGACCACGGATGGGAAATAGTCAAGATGTCTGAGCGTATCGCCAGCGGCATGCGTGAACTTCAAATCCGCTTTTGCAGTCACCGAAACCCCTGCGCTAACGGACCCGACCTCCACCACCTCGAAAGCGTCATCCGCCGCCGTCGCAACCAGGCAGATATCGCCAGCAGCCAGACCAGCGGTTGCGGTGAGTGGAATAACTTTTTGCCCGGATGCCGCCGTGCCGTCCAGCGTGGTGCTTGCGGCCTTTGAGGAGTCCATAGCAAAACTCCAGCCCTTGCCCTGCCTCGCCCACGACCACCAGGCAATCAGATCGTAATAAATTGTGTCTTGAAAATACGCATCAAAAATATATTCCTGAATCCCGTATTGGCTCAGCGTCCGTATTTTTCCAGACCCTGAAAAGCTTTGGCCCCGCTCTTGTTTTTGCACTACCTGGAGTCCGTCAGGGCCTATCATCAGCTCGATCTGTTTTCCATCGTATACAATCCGGATTGCCATTATTTTACTTCCACGAAATTAAATGTATACCGCCACCAATCACCGGCTCTGTCGGGGTTGAATTCAGTGTCGGTCGAGACCACGGATGGGAAATAATTGATGTGCCGGAAGG